TCTACCAGGTAAACCTTGAACATTAGTCATATCTTTTGAACTTTTATCATAAACAAATATTATTTGTCGTTTGTGACTTGGTTGTGAAAATAACCTATAACCAGCTCTCAACCCACCAACAACAATCAATATTATATTTTGATAAAAACTATCAGCCTCAGCTCTCCTAATACTATGTTTGATTGCTTCATAAGAATCAGTATGAGCCACTACGACTTGAATTTTACCATTTTGTATTTCATTAGCAAAAACACCATCATAATAAATTTTCCAATAATCCGCTTGATTCGTATTGTTAGCTCTTAACATAGTAAGACTTCTTTTATAATTTGGGATATGATTCTGTAAAGACTTATCAACATCCTTATGTGGTTTTAGTTTTTCATCAGATGATTTAATATGACTGGTATCAAATACTCTACCCATTTCATAAAGTTCTTCTA